CACCTCACGCGCGCCAACAATGTTGGGCACTTCCCTTATTATGGTGGCCCGGGCCCCCAGGGTATCGCAACCCCAGAGTGGCTATGCAAGGGAGAAATCGCTTAACGATCTCAGTGACACAACCAACCAATCCAAGCAGCCACCACCTAAAGCCGAGGCTATTAGCTGCAAACGGATTCTAGAAAGGAAGGTTTTCACCGCATACCCTTGTGGCGGCTTCCCCGCCACTGGTGTGGGCCCCCGTATGGGCCCACTCATGTCTATCGGCTGACACTTTGAAGCCCCTGCCCCTAAGCACATGGCGGCAGGTCCGAGGGAAGAATCCCCCGGAGAAGTAGTGCAGGTGGGGGAAGCCCGCCCCCCCCCAACTCAGTTCAAGAAAGGAAAAACATACATATTTTTCATGTAGCCGGTCAAAGCCGACATACATCCCGCGTGTCTAACCAGCGGATTTTTCTGGGAAAGGAAGAATTTTAGGAAGGGGAATGAATCACCAATTCTGAGTGCTTTCGGTCGAGACCAGCCGACCTCATCAGCTTCCTACTGCTCAACACATCTATCGGTGCCTCTTAGCCTTCACAACTTTACCCTTTTTGGACTTCCGTGCCCGTCTAGGCGGGGGGTCCACCATCTGCTTTTGTGTCATTTTCCGATCACCGGCTGTTTTGCCGGTCAATCTCTGAACGCCCTTATCAATGGCATACATGGCCAACCTCTTGGCATAAGGTGCCGCCATCGGGGCCAAATAGCCCACAGCAGTGCGAACTGCGGAGGCCAAAGCGGCCCAATGGATAGGGTTCTCATGGAAGTGGCCAAATTTCAACAATGCAACCTCAGTGGCGTGCAGCAACTCCAAAGGCTCAGTGCTCACACCAATGGTGAACAAAGAAGAAGTTGTTTCAAATTCAATATGACAATAACCACTCACTGCCAACTGCGTCCCAGCCGATGAGCTTCCCAAATCAGAGAAAATTATGGCATTGTAAACACCTATATCCTGATAAGAAAACAACGGCCGGCTTGTCGGGTTGTAAATGGAATTACTCGGCATAGTTAAAACCGCGTCGGTAAAGCTAGACACGTTACCACTTGGTGTGGTGAACGTATATAACCCCTTCTCCAAAGGTCCGAAATACCGCAACGCTGGATGAACAGAGTTCAAGTTGGTCGCAGTAAATGACCAAGGATCAACGACCGCAGGTTTAAGCCGGGCAGCAAGGATGGTCCCTTCTTTAGACAGGGCAGCCGTAACATTTGTGAAGAGGGCTGCTGAAGCATTAACACGACTCCGTGCATAGGGTATGACGGAGTTGTTAAACTCTGGTGGCATAGTGAATGGCAAGAACAAGTCCACAGTACCGCTGGGAATGACGAGTGACCCACCGGTAGCCCAACCAATAGTCAATATAGGTGCCGCTGCAGCGGTTGGTGCCGTCGCAGTGGTACGAATAGCCTTGAGGGTAACAAACCCGTATGGGACGGTACCCTCGCCGGCAGGATTGACTGCCCCAGCCGTGGCGGCATAAAGGAAACCACTGGCCACCGATTGAAGCAAAATGGTTGTTGTGAACTCCTCCCCCCCCACCTGAAAAGTGAATTCCATCTCAATACCGGAGCCACCGCCGGCGACACCCGTAGCAATCTGGGCAATAAACTGAGAACCAGGTGGGATGTATATGGCCTGCGTGCCATCAGAATCACCCAAAACCACGTGATCCGCCACTGTAGCCGCCGAAACAAGCACACTGTCGATGGTGGAGACGCCAGGGACGTTACCACCAATGACTTGCTCCCAAATGGGGAGCATAAGGGTGCTGTTAGAGCGTGCTGGAATGGTCCACCCAATAGCTGAGCCAATGGACTGCAAACAGCCGCTGATAGAATTGCAACGCTTCTCCAACCACAAGGGGAAAGAAGGGTCACGACACAAAAAGGCTCGCTTGCTAGAGTTGTCAAAGACAGGAGCGGTGGCATCTGTCATGACATCCAACAAGGCTGTGTGGGTGGCGGGAACTACGGGAAAACGAATGGGCTTATTCTCATGAGGTAAGACCATGGAGAGGGCCAGCCGGGAAAATCCCTGGCCCTGAGCTTTCTTGCCAACACGATTCATTGTAAATTTTGAGCTGGGTCTGGAGAAGCAGTCTTCCGCCCAGAAGCATGGGATAAACCCATGATGAGAACTGAGATTTGAACTGAGTTAGTAGTCATCGTGCATCAATATAGCCTGCAATACCGGGTGGTCTATTATACAGGGAAAGGTGTCTACGCCTTGGATGTACCTGATACAATCCTGCAATTCTTGGATACTAACACCATAACCCTGCGCCACATAAACGATGGTCTCCTCGGTGTAATCGGGGGCCATTGGATTCCCAACGGTCCACGGCTTACACACATCCACGGTGAAGGGTGTGCGCTTTGAACCAACGCGGGAGGCCACATAGGCCTCTGCAAGGTCAAACAATATTGGGACATGTCTGGCTGTTTTAACATCATGGTCCGCAACGCCCGTCATCCAGGCTGGTGCATCCATGTTGTTAGGTTGGAGCTTCCAACCCCATTTAAATAAGGCCCGACCGATGGTCTTGCCCCACCACCAGACACCGTCCACCAAATAAGGGCGCATACCCAAATACACCATGTTAAAGGGGTCAAGAGCAATGCTCAATTCCGACTCAAGGCCGAAAAAGGCAAGGGCATCACTCAGCCGGCTCAGAAACCCCTGATCGAGGTAAGATTCATCAACTAGTATCAATGAGTCATCCCCCATCACCGAAAGGTCAAAAATATCAACCGCTTCAGAGAGGTGGTGACTGGATACTTCATTGGGAGGCAATCGATGCAACGATGCTACTAAGCTTATGTACATAGCAAAACCGTTCAGTAAGGCATTCGCCAAGCCTGTGTCATCACGACCACTGGCATTCATGACATAAGCCTTAAAGAAAATTTCCCATCCTTTTCCCCTCAAAGTGCCTTCGGGAGCGCGCCATACGCGCATCACCTCAGCAAAAAGAGGGTGCTTGTCAAACAACCCAAGGCGACGATATAACTCCTCAATAAAATCCCAAGTCAAATCAGTATGAGAGTTATCATAGCGCCTATAATCACACAAGATGGCCACCTTACCAGAACGATAACGATTGTTAAACCAATAATCGAGCTGGTGGGGGTTGACAGCCGCGTAGAATATGTGATTGTCACAATTCCAGACCTTCTTGACAGCCTTTAACGCTGGTTTCAGAAGAGGGCCGGCTATGACATGAGTTGCGTCATGGGGTCCGTTGATGAGCCTATCGATCATAGACTCCAAAGCCTCCACCCCAAATTCGCCTTTGGAGAAGCCAACCAACTTCTCGCTCTTGACAAAGGATGAGAAAAGCCGGTACGCCTCCCTCCAGCCGAATTTCTCAAGAAGTTCATAAGCCAAAATAAGAGGCTTCCGCCGGGAGGGCCGGACAGAAGCAATCCATTCGGAAAATGACATATCAAGATAATATTCGGTCACCCCAGGTAACAAAAGGTCAATGTGACTAACAAGGACCTCAGTCGTCCGAGGATCAGCAGTGTGGGTAGGGGTGCGGAAGCCGCGGGCAAGAAGAGCCTTGAATGCGTTGTACAAACAAATGGTCGACACGGCCACTATTGCTCCGGCTACAGAAGCCCCGACAAGCAATGCACGCGTAGAACCATTGTCATTAACGTCGAGAAGACTCAACAGATCAGGCGTAGCCTGATACTTCACCCCGTTGACTCCAACAATCACCCGGCCATCCAACGGCCTGAATCCACACCACTTACTTGGAGGGGGGGGGTGTGCGACCCCCCTCAATGCAATGGCACCACAAGGGCCTGCTGCTGGGATCATCCCATCCCGTTGCTGCTGGCCAATAATTGTCACTGCTCCATAGTTTGCCAGATTTGCCTCACAGGTCGGGCACATCCTGTGACGCCAGCGGTACTGACCGGTCGGGGGAAAAACCTTACACGACCAGCACCGCCTATCCTGACGCCCCTAGAGAGTGAACACGGGCCTAGACGGCCTATCTGCCACCAACGCAGCATAGGCCACCTCAAGCCTCTCCCTCGCCTCAAGTGGACAACTGGAGCAGTCCTCCCCTTTCACGGCCGCGTCCCTTAACAACCTCATATGGGCAACCAGGGGGACTGAAGTGAAACTAATCACAAGATCCCACTTGCTCCTTATGAGAGTCTTTCCCTTTCCTTGCAGCAGTCCCAAATAATACTCAAGGCGCTGTCTATTGCACTTCAATGAGTAAGAGGTAAGCTGCCTCTCAAGGAATCCAAAGAGATGGATATTGGGCATCGACAGAAGCGGCCTCTTGCCGTCAAGAATCTGCCGTATCACCCAAACCCGGCCGGGGGACTCTTTGGCGATGATCACAGGACCAAGTTTGTGGCGGTAACCGCCGCCCACAATGCTGGTCACAACACGAAGATCCATCGCTCCATTATTGAACTCCCCAGGCTCTGTCAAGCTCAGACCGCTGATCTGAGAATACAGGAAGTCCCCTGGGGTGAACAATATCTGCTCCTTCTCCAGGCTCGTGTCCCACCACAAGCCATTCAACCGCCAGACAAGCCGATCCAGTCTGGACGGTGCCTTCTCCTCCAGGATGCCACAACCGTCATGGACTCCGCCACCATCTGGAGACCACAACATCGTGGGATCCTCATCATCATCAAGCTCAGGCCACAGATTAGGGAAAGATCGCCCAATCATGCCGCCTGGCCGTGAGACTCCCTGAAATGACACCGCAACCTCTGGCTCACGACAGAGAGTGTAGTCATGCTCCGGTAACCAGAACAGTGACTCCAACTCCCCATCCAGCTCAAACCAGTTATCCAAGGAACCCGCATAAGTATGCTCTGGCAACCAGAACAACTCTGCCAACTCGCCATTAACCTCGAAAGGTACTGGTGGAGGGTTCCTTGGCCTGGGTGGGGGACCCGCATACGAGCGTCCTGGCAACCAGAACAACGATGCCAACTCTCCATTAACCTCAAGAGGTGTTGGAGGAGGGTCCCTCTCCCTGGGGGGAAAAAGAGGAGGCAAAACCGGCTCCTGAGAGCACGGATACAATGCCTCCTCAGTCCCACCCCTTCCCTGGTAAGATGCTGTGGGCTCCCAAAAGAGCCCAGCCAGTGTTCCACCGTCCAGCGCTTGTTCCTGGCGCTTCTGAACCCACTTCAACCTCAAAGCCCTAGAGCCCTTGACCGTTCTGGGCAGCGAGGCTGCCTCAGGTCTGGGCCGGGATGTATGATGGTAATTTATGGGCTCATTCAACGCCAACCGCTCCATGGAACCGGCATACTTCAAATGCCAATCCCGCTGTATACGCGCCTTCCGCTGTGCCTTCGGTGTCCGTTTCTCCGCCCTCAACATAGCCTTAGCGACCCCCGCGGGCCCGAAAAGGCCATGCAACGCCCTGTGCAGCAAATACTCATACTCGAGCAAACTTATCTCTGCAAATAGCTGGACCCACTCATCACGTTGAGAAGGGTCTTGTGGCTTTGCTGGCACAGTGGCTCGCCCATCCACCGTGGGATCCCCTGGTACCGTGGGATCCGGCAGCCCCCCCACATCGACATGTCCCCCAAGTCCCGAGCGAACTGGCTGGCATGGTTCGACATCGTGGTCCTCTCCATGGCCGAATAAATCTGCACCATCG